TCCAGTGCTCAAGGCACTTGACAAGTCAGCACCAGAGTTCGGTCTTAAGAAGTAACCTTTAGGAACCTTTTGTAACCTAAACAGATTAGCCCCTCGCTTAATTGCGGGGGGCTTTTTTGTTTTGCCAATCTTTATTATCTTGTGTCTTAAGACGGTGGCAGTTGGCACATAGGGTCTGTAAGTTTGATAACGAATTGTTACTATGGTCGCCATCTATGTGGTCAATGTCTAACTGACTACGGTGCACAGCCACAAAGCCACACACTTCGCATTGTTCTTTCTTATGTTTAAGTAACTTGACACGGTTTTGATTAGACTTTGTGCGACAGGAATAGTAACCCCGTTGTTTCTTTTTCAACCTCGTTGGTCCACACACGGCGCAGATACCAAAGCGAGTGGTTGGGTTCTTAAGTAGTAGCCTGTGCTGCATGTTTAAACCAGACTTGCCAACCGATTTCAATGACAGTAAATCTGTCACGGGTTATGTTAAAGAAAGCATCAATCGCAGGGCGTGGGTCATAGTAATTACCCTTACCTTCTGACCATTGGTAGTCATCGCAAGCAATAATTCCACCTGCTTTAAGTGCACCATAGGCGTTCATCACATCACGCATCACGCCAAAGGCTGTGTGGTCACCATCTATGTAGATAAAGTCATATAACTTTTTGTTATTAAGAAAGAACTCATTGCTTGTTTGCTGGCAATAGGTCAAGTTATGGTACTTGCCAACCTTCTTTTCGTATGTTTTAAAGACATCATCAAAGTCCATATCATGGTGAGATGCCTCATCACTGCCTTCCCATGTATCCACATCGGTCAAAGTTGAGTCGGGGTGGCTCAAGATTTCTCTCAACATCCACTCAGATGCATCGCCTGTGTATGCACCTATCTGTAGGAAATCAACAGGCTTGCCTGCATGCTGGCGAAGGTGGCGCTCAAAGTTATTGATAGCGCCTGTGCTTTCAAACCAATTTGGATATTCCATTTAACCACCTGTTGAATAGAAACCAGAAGCATTGAACTTGACTGGTATTGGACTATAAACTTGAGACATGGATTCATTGCAGCACACTGGTACCCAGTCGCTACCCATTGGTTTATCTATCTCTTGTACCCCACCGCATACATTGCATTTAAAATCATACTTTGCCATTAAGTAATCGCTTCAATGTGTTTAGCCTCCGAAGGCGTGCTCGTTGCTCTGTCTTAATACCTAACTGATAAGACCAAAAAAAAGTTGTGATGTTACTCACAATAAAACTTAATGCATAAATTATTTTAATCAACTGGTGTTGGCACTTTCACTAAGGCTCCACATAGAGCACACTCTGCATCAACAAACCACATACTTATATCGCCATCTTCAAACATGCAACCCACCTTAAAAAGCAGTGAGCCACACATACATGCATGGACAGGACCAAGGCTACGCAAATCTGCACCTATGGGTGCGGTAACACCTGCTCGGTTCAGGAACCTCGCTAGTCCTCTACTTAATCTGTTCAACACGAACAGCAGTGTATACATAAAAGAACTACATTGATGTAATTCGTCTCGGCGTGTCGGATAATAGAGCAGAGATTGTGTAGTAGTCTCCTCTATTGAAGGAGAAACAATGACACTTGAACTAGTAACAGGTAAGAACTATGTCTCTCACTCCGCCATGTCAACATGGCTTGGGTGCGGATGGCAGTATTACCTATCTCGTGTACAGCATGTAGCCGAAGCGCCATCCTATTGGTTGGCTGGAGGCAAGGCAGTGCACGAGTGTACAGAATACTACGACATTAAGCCAGAAGGGTTTGACCCAGTAGCCGTGTTCAACGAACGCTGGGAACACAACTACAAGATGGTGGATAACGGCATGCCTTGGCGTGCTGGTGGTCGTGCAACCAAAGCGTATCCAAACAAAGAGGATGCCTCTTGGTGGTTAGCCAATGGTCCAAAGATGGTTGACTACTGGATTCAATTCAGACAAGAAAGTGGATGGAAGATTTGGGATACTCCCGCTGGCATCCCTGCTATTGAAACTGAAATGAATCAAACAGTTAAAGGTGTAAACATTAAGGCGTTCTTAGACCGCGTTATGGTTGCACCATCAGGAGAGTTAGTAATTGTAGATATTAAGACAGGTGCTGAGCCAAAGTCTCAAGCACAACTTGGTATCTATGCCGTGCTCGTGGAGAAAACCTTTGGTATTCGCCCTGAACTTGGCAGTTATTTCATGGCACGCACAGGAGAACTAACAACGCCTGTCAGCCTTGACCGTTATACTGAGTCTCGGCTCGGCAATCAGGTTAAGGGCTTTGAACTAGCAGTAATTAACAACATCTTCATACCAGCACCTGGGTTTATGTGTGGCACTTGCTCAGTAAACTCATCATGTTATGCAGTGGGTGGCAAAGACTCACACCTCTATCCCGAAGTAAACATAGGAGAATAAAATGGCTAACGAATCAGCAGCAATTCAGATTAACTTCAAGACAAAGCGTGACGGCATGTTGATTAACCTTCGTGCTAACGATGGCTTTGAACTAGACACACTCATTGATGCATTGACACAGCGCCTTGCTGCACTCATTGACCTTGAGCAAACAACAGAAACAATGGCTGCACCACAAGCACCAGCACTAGTTATTGCTGCTGCCTTCCCAGGTGCAACAGTTGTAGAAGCACCTAACTGGACAGCAGCACCAACACCACAGGCTGCACCAGCAGGTTACTCACCATCACGACCAGTTCCTGAGTGCACATGCGGTGGTGGAGCAATGCGCCATGTACCAGCAGGTATCGCTAAGTCAACAGGTCGCCCATACAAGGCGTTCTATGCATGTCCTAAGCCACAAGGTGCAGCATGCCAGAACAAGGTTCCTGCATAACTCATGCGCCTACTTAGCCGTGCTATTAAGACAGAATCACGAGGGGGTGCGACACTTCCAACAGTGTGGCAATCCTTTGCTGCCAATCAAATAGCAGTCCGTTACGGCGAGGTAAGTATGATTGCTGGACCGCCAGGGGCAGGCAAGTCAACGCTTGCTCTGTCCTTGGCAGTCCGTGCAAAGGTACCTACCCTTTACATTTCTGCGGATACACACTCACACACGATGAGCCTACGCTTGCTTGCTTTACTAACTGGTAAGGCACAGCAAGAAGTAGAACCAATGATGGAGATTGACAGAGACTGGGCTGCACAAATGCTCAAGCCTGCTGACCACATTTATTGGGAGTTTGATTCATCACCAACGCTTAAGGATATTGAGGATGCAGTTCTTGCTACTCGTGAACGCTTAGGTGCAGATGTGCAGTTGATTGTGTTAGACAACGCAGTAGATGTAAGCATGGATTCTCAAGACGAGTGGGGTGGGTTGCGTACCTTGATGAAGGAACTTAAATGGTGGGCTAGAGAAACGGGAGCAGCAGTAGTTGTGTGTCACCACACCAGCGAAGCAGTGCCTGGTAATCCATGTCCACCACAGAAATCCCTTCACGGTAAGGTCGCACAAACTCCATCACTAATCCTTACGGTACATAACCAGCAGTCAACAATGGGTGTGTGTGCGGTAAAGAATCGTTATGGTCCAGCCGATGCAACTGGTGGCACGCCAGTCTGGTTATCGTATGAGCCAGCAAGTATGCAGATATTAGATGTTGTGTCTTACGAAGCAACAAAACTATTTTAAGGAGATAAGATGGGCGAGTTATACATGGAGAAGTTGGACAGTCCTTGGACTTTAAAGGTAGTAGAAAACGCAGGAGAAATCCCCGCTAAAGAAGTTAAAGATGATGTAGTGGTAGCAACTAAGACATTACTTACAGATATTAAGGCACAACTTATGGTTGTACCTCGCACACTTTCATATACCGTGGGATGGAGAGCACTTGTTTGGCAGAATAAAGAAAGCGGTGCGTTCTTGGACCTCACCGAAGAAGAATACGATGCATATATCAGTGGGGGAATCGTCTCTTTCACCAGAGGCAGTGAGCAAGATGTTAAAAAAGATGAAGGTACCAACGGAGATTCAGGAAGTAATACTCTCTGAGTTACCCAATGTTATAGAGCAGATAGATGAAGCAACTAAACAAGTATATGACCCTAATACTATTTGGCTAGAGGCTATTCAGTTTGCAGATTATGTTGAGCAATTAGGCAAGCATCTCACTGAGGACCATGGCAGAGAGTGTGTTGAGGATATTGCAGAACAGTTAATGAATATGTCCAGTTCATTTAAAGTTATGGGCGAAGGCGCACTTAAGGTACTAGACGAGACAGAGGATACCAATGGCACACAGTTCTAATGAAACTTTATCTATCGGTTGGTGCGATAACGGTATGGTGGATGGCAAGTTTGCAGAAGGTTTGATGTACACCACCATCACAGCACCTACCCGTAAGTTGGGTGTGCATAATGCCATCCGAGTACAAGGTAATCAGATTGGCAGACAGCGACAAGCGCTACTTGATATGTGGTATGACAATGTAAAGACTGATTGGTTGTTATGGGTTGACTCAGACATTGTGCTTACCCTTGATGTGCTTGAGATGCTATGGAAAACAGCAGACAAAGCAACGCGACCAGTGGTATCGGGTGTTTACTTTATCTCTAAGCAGATGGAGTCATCACTGATGCAACCTATGCCTGCGCTATTTAATGAGACAGGTAATGAGTTTAATATCCGTTACATCCATCCACTACCAGCCAATGAAATCATTGAGGTAGATAATGCAGGGCTTGGGCTTACGCTCATGCATCGCAGTGTAGTTCCTCACTTAAGACAGAAGTTTCCAGACCAGTCAATGTTTGCTGAGGTTGAGAACCTTGGTGAAAAGTTTATTGGTGAGGACATTGTGTTCTTCCGTAAACTAAAAGCAGCAGGTGTCAAGGTGCATGCACACACAGGTGCACGAGTTAAACACATGAAGCGCTTTGCTTATGATGAATCTTATTACTCATTGTATTGGTCAGCAGCAGAAGCATCTCAACGAGCACAACAGGAGAAGGCTAATGACGACACCACAAAAGAGTAACAAGCGTAGAGGTGCAGCATTTGAGATTGACCTTGCTGATTGGTTTATTGACGAGGAGTATGAGGCGCAACGCTTACCTCGTGCTGGTCGCAATGACATAGGTGATGTCTTTCTTAAGACAGTAAATGATGCGTATGTTATTGAAGCCAAAGCACCACGGCGTGATGGCAAGGTAGATTTATCTGGCTGGATTCGTGAAGCGCAGGTAGAGGCAGAGAACTATCGCATCGCTAAGAAATTAAAGGTAGCACCAACGCCATTGGTTATCATCAAGGCTTCTAACAAAGGCATTGAGGAGTCCTATGTAGTACAAAGGCTCAGTGATGCTATTGCAAAACTCTAAGCATGACCTTGCCAAAGTATTAAAACACTATGGATTTGATATACCTCAAGGCAAGCGTGGCTGGATAACAGTTCGTTGCGCCTTTCACGGAGACAGAGTAAAATCTGCCCGTCTTAATACAGAAAACGGTGGGTTCAGATGTTTCGGCTGCGACATGGCTGGCGATGTGTACTCAATCATTATGAAGAAAGAAGGAGTGACTTTCAATGAGGCTAAGCAAATCGCAGAGAGAATTACTGGAGAGAGCAACGGAGAACTACGCTCAAAACATAGGGGAGATTCTTCCGTATCTGGGGAGTCGCGGTATAACGGAAGCAACGGCTCGTATGTTTCGCCTCGGCTTCGTAAACAATCCTGAGATTGGACACGAGCCATACGCTGGTAAGTTATCTATCCCATACCTAACACCATCAGGTTGTATTGACATACGCTTTCGTGCCTTAAGTCAGGATGCAAGTGGACCGAAGTACATGTCTCGCCCAGGGGCTACGACTCACATCTTTAATATCAACGCACTCAATGATGATACAACATCGTTGGTTGTATGTGAAGGTGAATTAGATACAGTCATTGCAACACAGGCTGGGTTCACTGCCATTGGATTACCTGGTGCCAACAACTGGAAATCTTTTTATGCCCGTGTGTTGGCTGACTGGGATAAAGTAATCCTACTATGTGATGGTGACAACGCTGGTCGTGAGATGGCTAAGAACCTTAGTCGTGAACTAGACAATGTGTTCCCTGTCTTTATGCCCGAAGGTCAGGATGTTAATGATGTGTATCTTGCCGAAGGTGCAGAAGGATTACATAAACGAGCAGGCATAGGTGGCTAACCTATCCTCCTTTGATTTAGATTTTGGCTACGGTAAAGGTGGCGAGAACTTAGTAGAAGAACTGCTCACCCAAGGTAAGACAGTAGAAGTAAAGCGTGACCGCAAGTGGCACATGACTAACAATCTTTATGTAGAAGTTGAGTGTTGGTATCAGAGGTCGCAGTCATGGGAGCCATCAGGTTTAATGACAAGTGAGGCAGACTATTGGGCGTTTGTATTAGAGCATGGTGTGGTCATGGTTCCTCGTTCTCATGTACACTATGCCTTAAGACATGGTGGTAGAGAGATTACTTGTGAGATTCCCCCGAATAGAAGCAAGGGTTATCTCATTACAGTTGATGATTTACTAGAGGCAACGAGGAAACTAAAGGATGACTGAGAAGGATGCACTATGGGAAGTTGTCTATCGGTGTGCTCGTGCCTCGGCTACTAGATGCACCCGTATCCATCGCAACCTAGTCACTGCTGATGATGTGTTCCAACACCTTAACCTATGGGCACTAGAACATTGGCATAAGATTGAGGAGTGGGAAGGGCAAGACTCACTCATCTTTAAACTCAAGCGTACCTTTAACAATGAGGCACAGAAGTTTGCTGCTAAAGAAAGAGCACATCGGGCTAAGTCAATGCCATCGGATGCTTTCTATTACACACATGAGATACTACAAGAGTTACTCAAGGATGTGTGGGCGTATGAGTCATGGTCTGCATCATCTACACCACGAGATGAGTTCATCTCTACATCTAGTAAACCTAGTGAGGGCATGAATCGTGAGGCTATGCTATCTGATGTGGCGTTCGGTCTTAAGAAACTAAATGAGCAGGACAACCTGCTGTTGAATCGTAGGTTCGCAGATGGTGGCATGGATATAGATGCACTAGCCCTTGAGTATTCAGTTAGTGATGAGGCTATCCGTAAGCGTGTATCTCGTGCGCTTACTAAGTTGCAAGAGAGACTAGGTGGTGAGCAACCACAATGGAATAACCGTAGGTATCGCAGACCAGATAAGGAAGAACAATGATAATCGGATTGAGTGGATACGCACAGTCAGGCAAAGATGCAACGGCAGAATTGTTGTGTCTTAATTACGATTACAAACGGCGAGCATTTGCTGACCCGATGCGCCATGCGTTACAGATTATTAACCCACGATTAGATAGCATCACTCGTGTCTCCGATTATGTAGATGACTATGGCTGGGATATTGCTAAGAAGAATCCAGAAGTTCGCCGTCTATTACAGGTACTGGGCACTGACTTTGGGCGCAAGATGTTAGGCGATGATGTGTGGATTAAAATGTCACTGTCTGACTTAAGACAGGATGACCGTGTTGTTATCAGTGATGTGCGCTTTCCTAATGAGGCTGATGCAATCAAGAAGTTAGGCGGTACTGTGTGGCGTATCAACCGCAGGAATAACACCGCAGTTAATCATCATCCATCTGAACATGCAATGGATAACTATATGTTTAGTCATGTTATCTATAACGATGGAACATTAGAAGATTTAAGTGATGAAGTATTTATGTTGGCTAAAGAGTTGGGTCTTAATACATAGAGAAACCCACCAGAGACAGGAGAGAATCTGATGGGCTTTTCTATGTTCACCAACCTCCACGCTTCCCCTTCGTAGGGGCTGGTGAACCTTGGAACTATATCACGGGTTTTGCTTAGGCTCATTGACCATGATGTTGTGTCGCTTACGGATAGCAAACCGTTCAAAGGGTGTCGTTGCACCCCATACTCCATACCTTTCCATGGCTATGCCCCACTCAAGGCACGCCTCCATAACGGGGCAGTCCACACAGATACGCTTGAGTAACTCAGCCTCACCTGCCTCAAACTTATCCTGTTGTGGATAGAAGAACTCCGTATCTATACCAGCACACGATGCACCCTTCCACTTCTCAGGGTCATACTTCAACTGATAACTGACAGTATCTGAACCTTTATAGCGTGGGTTAGTCTGACTTAATACACGAAAGAATTTAATCTTAAACATCAGTACCACCCCATCGCAAGATGGTGAGCGTATGCCTTGCAGATACTGTTCTTGCCATAGTGTCTATCTATGTACTTGAGTCCAGCATCTACCTGCTTGTAACCGTCTTGCGTGGGGATGGTGTTGATGTTGCGCCATGTGCTTGGCTTTAGTTGTGCGATACCTGATGCCTTGCTTGATTTGTTTAGTGCTTGCGGTCGCCAGTTGGATTCCTTAATCCACAATTCATAGAGGCAGGGGTATTGTTCTAGTTGGTTGCGCTCTATCAGTTTGTCTAAGGCATAGCGTTGGTAATCGTTCTGATAGTAAGCAATCACCTTGCCATGTGGTGGTGCCATGAACTTTGATGCTGGCTTAAGAACTAAGATTAGTCCTAAGATAATTACTGTTGCTATCCACAGTCGGGCATGTGGGTGTATCTGTCTTAAGTCATTACGCATTACTGTCCAACTTTCTCTCGGCTTCGGCATGCAAGAAACTATCTATTGCTTTTTCTTCCATCTCTTTCTGCTTATCTGTGCAGTAATCGCACTTCTCATACATGTAGTTCATTACCTTGGGGTTGGTCACTACTGTGCCACAACCTAAGCATTGCATGAGGATAGTCATGGCATCTCCTTCTTGGTGTGTGCCTCCAATGAATCAAGGTAATACCCAACACTCATGGTGCCTTCTTCCTCAATCCTATCTGCCCATGCTGGCTGTTGAATCCATCTACCTTCAAGGTCAAGCCATTGAATATCAAAGCCATCGTGGTCATCCCAATGCAGGATAACTCGTATCTCTTTGCCATCAAAGGTGAGGTTCATGTCTTTGTCGTATGCAGTTTCTGTCTTAAGTAATGCTCCGACCTGTATTCCTTTTAGTTCTACTTCATGTATTGCCATGTTACTTATCTCCTGTCTGTAGTTTGTTTTCGTACTGTTCCATTATCGCATGCCAGTAATCAAAGTCTTTGTCATTTGTGCTGGCGTTTCGTTGCTCTCTTGCTCGCTTAGCAAGGGTGCGTGTGGCTTTCATCTCTAGTGAGTTCATGTCTTAAGTCCTAACCGAATATCACATCGCCAATGACAGCCACCTGTAAGACAGCATCACCGCAGATTGCATCGTATTGGTCAAAGTCAAACAAGTCCATGTAAACTTTCTTGTTTGCGATAGGTAGTGCCAAGGCTATGTCGTCAATCGTGATTATCTTTTCTACATTTTCGTACTTATCATTGTGACATACCATCCGCACCTTGCTGGTTGGGTCATCCCAATTACCGCTTAGGTATTCAATCTCTTGCCAGTGGTCACCGAAAGATTCAAAGGCTGAACCCATCACCGCACCCCATAGTTCCTTGCGGTCTAACTCCACGGGTATAACGATGGTGCCCTGTCCGTTGGCATCTGTGTGCCCTGTTGTATTGCTCATCTTGTTCTCCTGTCTAGTTGGTAGTGATTACTTTGCCACTCGTTGGCATAGTAAGTCAAGCATTTGTGGTGTGATGTTGGTCACATCTCTGTCTTAAGTAACAATTCATTTTGTTTATCTAGGAATTTGCTTATCGCTTCGGTAAGTTCTTGTTCTCTGCCGATGAAGTTGCCGTCACCTGCATACCCATACTCCCACTTGCGAGTTGCTGTGTTGTAGATAGAGCCTTCGTAAAAAACTTTTTCTTCTGTGTCTATGTCTATGCTCCAACGATTTGTTTCTTCGTCAAACATAATCGCATAGTGATGTTGTCTGCTCATTAGTTTTTCTCCCATCTGATTAGGTCGCAGACCCTGCCATCTACTGTGGTGTGGCAGTTGCCATAGACTTTGTGGTGTGTTGATGTGAACCAAACGCCACCGATTATGATGATAAGTATTAAGACAGAACGCACTCGCTTGCCTCGCTTGTTAAGTTTCATTTCAATCCTTTCGTTGCAAGGCTTGATGCAATCAAACGCAAAATCTTTTTGTCGTTATTACTTAAGACATAATCTTTTGCATGTTGGCATGTGGATAGGGGGATAAGGCAGTCTCCGCAGATTGTCTCGGTCACGATGCCACCGCCATCACTGATGGCATGCTTGCCTTGAGTGCCTTGGTAATCTTTGCCATCTCCTCAACACTGAACCCACCTAGTGTGTGCCATGATGAGCAGTAGTCTCCAGTAACCTGACTTAAGACAGAATAGAATTCTGCCTTGATTGGTTCTTCTTGTTTTGTTTGATTGCGCTTGGCGATACGGCGTAGGCGTTCGGCTCTGATGTCCTTGGTTGGTTGTGCTTTGCGCTGTTCATGCATGCGCTTGATTACCGCCCAGTATTCATCGCGGATGTCCATGAGTCGGAACTCGTTGCGGTAGCAGTTAATTAAATTGCTATCTTCTTTCTTGTGTCTTAAGCAATCATGCCCATAGGTCGGGCAGTTGGTCATGTAAATCACACTCGCGCTTCTGTATGAAGTCTTAGGCTGTCCGTCTGTATCAAAGATTACATAAAAACGGTTGCGTTCGTGTTGCTTGTGTGTCTTGTAGATTGCATCTTGATAGGTGTTCATGTGGTTATTCTGAGAGGTTGCATAGTAAGCAACGCCCGCTTTCAGTTCTGCTTTCTTCACTTGCTTCTCCTGTCGTATGTGGTGCCGATAATGCGGGGGCTATCCCTGCTTTATCTTGTGCCCTAATGGTGCCTTGCTCACCTCGTGCTCGTCAAGCATTTAGGGCTGTGATTTGCATCACATTTATTCTTCTGTCTTAAGACTCAACTTTCTCAATCTTAATCACCTGTTTGAAACTCTCCGCGATGGTGCGGAATCTTTCAAATTCAATCTCGTCTAGTGTGTTGTTAGAGATGTATCCACTAGACCCGTAAAGGTTAAAGTTAATCTTCATGCTGTCACCTCCTCTGTCTTAAGTAATGATTTCTTGATGGCTTCAATGTCGGTGTCGTCAATGTTTGTGTCGTAAGACACGCCACATTTAGGACATGCAATCTCTGCCATGAATCTCATCCCATAAGGGGCGAGGGTGATGCGGGTTGGGCTGTTGCAATCCTCACATGTTGAGTTCATGTCTTAAGCCACAACTTTCTTATTTGCAATCGCTTGCCACTTGAGGGCGATGCGATATGCATGCTCTGAATCTGTGCAGTTGTTTATCTCTGCCTCAAACTCTGCAACCTCCATGTGTGCACGGCGTAGCGCCTTGTATGCATCCGCCATTGCGTATCGTGCATCCATTTATGCCACCTCTTTTTCTGTATTAAGACATGCCCAGTTGCCACCTTGTGAGTAGCGCCATCCTGTGCCCTCGGTGTATAGATAGAAATACTCCTCGCCAGCGTTGAAGTTCTCAAAAAAATCTTTTTCACCTGTAAAAGTGCGGGCGCTGTCGCTTGGTGTGCCATAGGCTCCCGCTTTGGTTTCTTCTAGGGTGTCGTGAAGTGCTGAGAACCCGCCAAGGGAGATTAGTTCCTCGGCTTGTGCCTTGCTGTTGTAGAACTGAACGAGTCCAGCCCCTACCCCTTCGGGGTATCCATCCCAGTGACAGTAACTCGCCTTAATTGTTCCATCTTCTGACTTAATACCGATTGCGCTTCTTGTTGCCATCTTTTTTATCTCCCGTCTTAAGCCACAACCTGCACGGTGCCTGTTGTGGTCTTGCTTGGTGTAACCTTCTCATCCATAGCCTGAGCGTGTCAAGCATTTTAGATGTGATGTCCATCACACCTAACCCTCAACTTTAGGTTGAGAGTTCGTGCCCCCGTAGGTCGTGAACCTGTGCCGACTTATCGGGCGGGGGCTTTTGTGTCTTAAGCCTCGGTGAATTGTGTCTCACATGGCATGCACATCACACCGCTCTCAATCACTGAGCGACTTAGGCGGATTACATTTCCGCAATCGGTGCACTCGGCTTTAATTAGGTTGGTGTTTCTGCCTTTTGGCTTGGCAGATTCTCCGCCAAGGGCGGTGAGGTCATAGGCGGTTGCAACAATCTTGAGCGCCTTAGCCCATCGCTTAGCGCCAAAATCGGTGAGGCTTGTGGATGAGTAACCCTTTTTGGTTTTTTCGGTCTTAAGACCTAACGCCTCGGCTTGTGTCTTGAATTTTGCATTGTGATATTGGTTGGATGAGCAATCCTCAATTCCGTTCATGTGATTGAGTGAGTGCGCCACCTCGTGCAAAAGTGTTGAGAATAAATCCTCGGCGCTTGAGAAAGTCTCAAGGTTGAAAGCAATCTCGTTGAAAACCTCATCCTCGGTGCGCCAAGGGGTATAAGGGGTGAAATGTCCTCGGCGACCCTTGAGGTCACGAGTCACGAGGAGAGTCGCACGGGGTGCGCCTGTTTCTGCCTTGATGAGTTCGTGAGCCTGTTCTAGTGCCTTGGTGAGAGTTGAGAGTGCCTCCGCCTTGTTTTGCTTGGCGATAACGCGGGCAATCACCTTGTTAGATTCTGCGTGCATTTCTTGTGACATTTTTTTCTCCTGTCTTGAGTCCGATTTGAACTCGTTAGGAGATTTATACACCCGCCGTTTATGCGGTGTCAAGGATATTTGGCAGATTTCTTTCAAATGTGATGCATCTCACATCCACACGCTCAAGCCCTTAGCCGTCTCACATTGTGAGATTGGCACACGAGCCAAGCCAAGCCAAGCGATGCGCCCCCCCCGCGATACAAGGAGGAGGGGTGAGAGTTGTCGTCTCTGCAAGGTCTAGCGCTCTCACCTGCTAATTCTTAAGACACAAGAAAGCGGGGCACGCAAAAAGTGTGCATCTTGAGGAGAGATTGCAGGGTCTGATGACCCCAGGGTTTTAAATATGCGTGCGTATGTGTGTATGTGTCTCTACCCGTATAAGTTTGATAATCCTGGGGAAGTGGGTGCTGACCAGCACTTATAGACAGTGGCATAGGTAACAAAAAATATATTCAAAAAAGATGTCCAATTAGTGTCCTTCGGACACCTAATAGTATAGTGAGGGGCAACGCTATATTCGCCCCTCCACTACTGCTAAGGCAACCGTCTAGGTTGCTCCCTATAGTATGCCCTAACCTTCGCCTTCGCCTTGGGGCTACGGCTTCGGTTAGAAAGGATACTGCAGCGCTCTATATCTTGTCGCGCTGCTTACTACGCCTATGGAAAGAAAAAGAACTACTGCTGCATCCCATAAGTCGGATGCCATAAAGAAGCAGATTATAGAATTTTTAATGGAAGGCATGTCAGTCCAGAAGGCTATGGACTCAGTTGGTCGGTCGGTCAAGAGTTACGAATACTACCGTAAGACAGACCCCGACTTCGCCACCCAGATAGACAAAGTTCGGTCTATGACCTCAAGAGGGGAACTGCAGACAGGTACAATACCTCTGCCTCCGTTCCCAGAGTTTTCATCCAAGTACCTAGGGGTAGATGTCTTTGCCCATCAGAAACATTGGATTGACTTATTGGAGGGTACACCCCCCTCCGATGTGCACCCTAGCATTACCTATGAACCTGGCGACCCTGACCTACTGATTGTCAATACGCCACCAGAACACGCCAAGTCAACGACCATCACAGTCAACTATGCCGTGTACCAGATTTGCCAAAACCCAAACATCAGAATCCTGATTGTGTCTAAGACACAGGCTATGGCGCAAAAGTTCCTGCTCTCCATTAAGAACAGACTCACCCATCCTCGTTATCAGGATTTACACCTCGCCTTTGGACCTCCAGGCGGATTTGAAAAGAATTCTGATTCATGGAAGCAGGACCTAATTTACCTATCGTCAGAGGCTCGTAACTCTGGTGAGAAAGACCCAACGGTTCAGGCTATCGGTATCCGTGGACATATCTACGGTGCTCGTGCTGACCTCATCATCATGGATGACTGTGTTGACCATACCAACGCTCATGAATATGAAAAGCAGATTGACTGGATTCAATCAGAAGTTATGTCTCGTATTGACTACGATGGCGGAAAACTTCTTGTGGTTGGAACCCGACTGCGCCCTAAAGACTTGTACTCTGAATTGCGCGACCCTATGCGCTACCCAGACGAGACTTCACCATGGACATACTTTGCACAACCTGCGGTCTTAGAATTTCAAGACGACCCTGCTGACTGGTCAACGCTTTGGGCTAAAACCAATATGCCTCCAGTTTCAGGCAAAGGTATTCCAGATGCAGATGGACTTTATACCAAATGGGATGGACATGCTCTCAATAAAAAGAGAAGCCGTATGTCTCCCAATCTTTGGGCAATGGTCTATCAACAGCAACAGGTGCATGAAGATGCTGCCTTTCCTGGAGATGCTGTCAAAGGCGTTATCAATGGTGCCCGTAATATCGGCATCATACCCAAAGGTAAGGCTGGTAACCGCCATGATGGTATGGATGGTTTGATTGTTGTAGCAGGACTTGACCCAGCAATGGCAGGCTATACCGCTTCTGTTTGTTTGGCTATTGATATTGCTAATCAAAAAAGATATTTACTTGATGTATCCAATGTCGCTGGCATGAAGCCAGATGCAATCAGAGAACTGATTAAGAGTTGGACAGACAAGTACGCGATTTCTGAGTGGCGTGTTGAAAAAAATGCATTTCAAGCAATGCTTACCCAGGACCGTGAGGTACGGGAATACCTATCAGCGAGAGGTGCCACACTCAAAGAACACCATACTGGAAACAATAAATGGGATACAGACTTCGGTGTGGCATCTCTTACTACATTGTTCCATGGTTATGAGGATGGCTCTAACTTGATTGAGTTCCCATCTACCCACATGTCAGAAGGATTAAAGGCTCTTATTGAGCAACTGGTTACTTGGTATCCAGATGCACCACGAAGCCAAAAGACGGACTGTGTTATGGCTTTCTGGTTTGCAGAACTTGCAGCCAGAGACAGAATCGCTAACGCAACTTATTTCGCACGAACTCATGCACAACAGAGCATGTTCCATACTAGGTACGATAAGTCACGACAGGTAACTGTTAACTTGTCCGACTATTCATACAACTAAGAACGGAGGTGGATATGCCGCTTTCCATAGATGAAGTTAAGAATACCTACGACCGCTATCGCAAGATGTTTGACGACCGCGACCAACGCATGGGTCAGGTATTACAGGTTCGCCAAGGAAAGATGCGCGATGTCTACCCAGACCTTTTCCCCGATGGTCCTTTTGAGAACCCTATCGTGGCAAACATGGTTGATATTGCAGCCCGTGACCTAGCAGAAGTTATTGCTCCATTGCCATCTTTCTCTTGCACATCTACATCAATGGTGTCAGATGTTGCCCGTAAGAAGGCTGACAAGCGTGGGGATATTGTTAATGGAATTGTTAACTTCTCTGACCTACAGTCACAGATGTTTACCGCTGCTGACCGTTATGTAACCTACGGATTCGTTCCAGCACAGGTTGAAGTTGACTCTGATGCCAACATGCCTCGTATTAAGTTCTTAGATTCTATTGGTTCTTACCCAGTTATTGACCGCTATGGTCGTGTAACAATGTTTTTCCAGCGTATGCTCAAGCCAACAGAAGAACTAATGGCTCGCTACCCTGAGATTGCTCACCTCATTTACGACAAGAACACCGCTTCATCCATGTCTGAGATTGTTCGTTTCCACGATAAAGACCAAGACATCTTGTTTATGCCAAACAGAAGCAACCTTGTCTTAGAACGCGCCCAGAATTTAATAGGCGAAGTAATGATTCGTATTGTCCAGCGCCCATCTCTTGATGACCAGTCACGCGGTCAGTTTGATGATGTTCTTGCAATCCAAGTAGCAAAGGCACGCTATGCGTTACTTGCACTTGAGGCTGCGACTAAATCCGTTCAGGCACCTATTGCAGTGCCTCAGGATAGTAATGAGTTAGCCTTTGGACCAGATGCTATTATGCGTTCCTCAGCCCCTGATAAGATTCGTAGAGTACCGCTTGACCTACCTGCTAATGTGTTCGCACAGTCACAAATTCTTGAAAGCGAACTCCGTCTAGGTTCTCGTTTTCCAGAGGTCCGTACAGGTAATTCCGATGCTTCTATCGTTACAGGTCAGGGTGTTAAGGCTCTTATGGGTGGATTTGATACCCAGATTAAGACCGCACACTCCATGTTTGCCCGTGGATTCACTGAATTGCTTGCTCTTGCACTCAAAGTTGATGAAAAAATCTTTGGTTTTCAAGAGAAAGAACTCAAAGGTATCTACAACGGTACCCCTTATGACATTAAGTACAAGCCAAGTCGTGATATTGACGGCGATTACACCGTAGATGTCCAATATGGGCTGATGGCTGGGCTAGACCCCAACCGTGCACTCGTATTTGGACTACAAGCACGAGGCGATAAGTTGATTTCCCGTGATTTCCTACGCCGACAGATGCCTTTTTCCTTTAATGCAACTAGTGAAGAACAAAAGGTTGAGACAGAAGAACTCCGCGATGCTATGAAACAGGCTATTGCCTCATACGCACAAGCAATTCCAGCCCTTGCAAGCCAAGGACAGGACCCATCCGACATCCTACGCAAACTTTCTATGGTAATTAGTGAACGCCAAAAGGGAACTGCAATAGAGGCAGCAATCCAGAAGGCGTTTACACCAGAGGTTCCCGCCCCTGCTGCTAATGCCCCTGCGACAGTAAGTCCTGCAGGCATGCCAGGAGAGGCTGCAGCAGGTGGCGCGGAAGGTTTGCCTATGGGCTTATCAGAAACAGGTCGTATGCAAGGTGTTGCCCCAGGGCAGATAGCACCAGGCGGTCGCCCAGATGTACAGTCTTTGCTCGCATCACTTAACTCAAGAGGCGAGCCGTCTCTGCAATCGTCAGTCGCTAGACGACTACCTATCTAGGGAAGGAGGGTAAACCAACATGGCATTTGGAAATCCAGTAAAGCCAAAGAACCAACCTGGCAAGGCATCAAAGCCTGCTAATCAGGGTTCCGCAGGTAAGGTAAATGTACAAGCACCACGAACAGGTGGCGTACCAAAGGCTGCAAAGCCTGGCGCAACAATCACAATGTTCTCAAAGCAACCATCAGGTACACGCGGTACAAAGTAAGTTTCGCGCAGTTGCCACCGTACAGCAACTATAAACAAGTGGCGAACCCTCCTGAGTATGAGTGAAACTACTCACCAACATTAACGCTCTTATAGCGAAGGATAAAAACATGGCAGAACCAGCAGCATCAAACTTCACAGTATCCGCTAACGGCGGTGCAGGGTCAGCAGGACAACCAGCGCAGTACATGTCTGGTGGAGCCTACGGCGAAGGTAAAGAAAACATGGAACTACAGACAGCAGCCAAGATGAATAAGTCTGGCGTTGATATTCCTGTAGGTCGTGGAGGCGGAGCATCTGTACCACAAGGTGAAGATGTTATCCGACTTGATGCTCCAACTCGTAGACCAAATGAACCAGTATCTACTGGTGCACAGTTTGGTGATGGCGCAGGAAATGAAGCATTGCAATCAACAATGATGCTTGCTGCCCAGAACAACGAAGATACTGCTAGGTTGGCTGCTCTCCTTCCTGTTTATCAGCAAATTGCAGAATCACCCAACGCATCTAATGCCACACGAAATTATGTGCGTTGGTTACAGTCACAAGTTACCCAAGCGGGAACCGAACAAGGATGACTTGGACTGACTCCTTAGGCAAGATGGCTAAAGGCATTGCCGATTTTACTGGTGTATCAGGACTTATACACGATGTATCTACATCACTTTCAAATAGCGACCCATGGTATGTGGATGCGCTTAATGTAGTTAAAGATGTAGCACAAATTGGTACTACTCCAGTGCGTGGTGCCGTTAAAGGTTTATTTTATGTAGGAGAAAAGTCCTATGAAGCAGGTGGATGGGCACGCCAGAAGATTGAAACAGGCATCCTTGATACCCCGTTTATGTATAACAAATACAAGAACGCAGGCGAATCATACGATGCTTACCGCCAACGAGTGGCTGAAAACAAAGACCAGATTTCTCTTGGTCAGGCTACTCTTTCTGTCTTAAGTCCTGGAAAGAACTCAGGAGATAACAACGGTTGGTTTGCTGACTGGACTGACAACAACCTACGCTTCATGTCATCGGGTTTTGATATATTCAACCCAGAGGACCGCCAGGCTGCGTTTAAAGACCAGGCTCTAGGCAAGTTTGTTTCAGGTGCAGAAGATTTAGTTGCATCTACTTTTATTGACCCACTGTCTGTTACTGGTTTCTTAGGTAAAGGCGCAGTAATTGCAAGTAAGGGTCTGCGTTACGAGAACATCAACGGTAAGTTATCTCGCGCCGTTTTTGGTAAGTTTGCTGCAAGCAATGCAACAATGACTAAGGACCTTGAACAAGGTCTTGAGTACATTACTTCTAATGGAGAACGCGGTACAGCCCGTGCTGCTGAGGATATTAAATTTCTTGCAGATACAGATGCTGCTGGTCAGGCTGGATACTGGGCTAAAAAGAAAGTAACTAACCCTGATGCAATGGCATACCTTTTTGGTCGTGCTAATACACCAGAAGAAGTTGCTGCTACATTTAAGGCTGTGCTTGGTAATGATGCCAAGGCTATGTCTGAGATTGCAACCAAAGACCCTGAGGCTGCACTTGTTTTAGATGCGTTGAACCCACAATCTCACGCACATCTTGAGATGCTCAATGGCAAACTTGATGGAGATATTCTTGTATCGCCAACATACGCAGAATCAATGACATCTTATGTTAAGAATCTTGCTGCTACAGATACACGCTATCGTAATGCTCTTGACCAAGTTGCTACTGGTGGAACTGAGTTCCGTTATGGATTTGAAAAAGGTCTTGCCAAAGGCGCTTCAATCAAGGCTGGAAAGAAAGAGGCTGCTCGTACATTTGGCGAGGGAGAATCTTTCATTGTCCAAAAGACAAGTTTACATCCAGCCATTAAAGTTCTTAATTACTTCAAAGAAGAACGCCCAAGTGGTATCTTCAATGTAAACGATGGCAACTCATACCGTGAGTTCAATGTATTTCTTCGTGAAGCCAATGACCTTTCTAAAGGTACATTTGGTGCAGAAGCAAAAGGATTTGCAGACTCATACCTTAACGCTGCTACAGAAGGTGAACGCCTTAGCGTTATCAAGCAGGCAGAAGCCAAGGCTATTGAGCATCTGTTTCCTAATTACACTGATGATGAACTTAAAAAGATTTACCAAATTTATGATGCTCGCCGTGCTACCGCTATTGAGAAGCACAACAACCAAGGATTTATTTCCTACTTTGATGGCGACCAATTACAGCATGCGGTAAGCCTACCTGTACTTCGCTCTGAATCTGCTAACACAGTTATTATTGCTGACCTTCGTAAGTTAAAGTACGGCATTGATGCACACAGCAAAGTTCTTCCAAGCCTTCTTTCAGGTATTGATGTTGAGGCTGGTGCACTTCGTGGAGTCAAGGGTGCTGCTGTACTTGATACAGTAAACGACATCTTTAAAACTTCTGTGCTTATGCGCCTTGGTTACACAGTTCGTAACCTTACAGAAGCGCAACTATCTATGTTGGCTAAAGGCTTTGCTATGCCAGCAGTTGTTGCCTCAGGTGGTAAAGAAGCGCTTAGTCGTTTCCTTACAAACCGCAAGGTTGGATTCTCACGCCTTTCAGACCATGTAAATGTTATGACTGGTCGGGTTGATGACATCAAGGTATTGCAATCTGAGTTTGCTCACGAAGCAGACAAGTTGCGTTCTATTGACCAGTCACGCCAACAGTTGGCTAAGGCTGTAGCAGAGCGTATTCGTGAAATTGAAAATGACCGTTTCAATGTAACTAAAACTCTTACTAACGGAGCAGGTCCACTTACACCAGCGGATGAAGTTCGCACACTTAAAGGTGTTCTTGCTGATTTAGAATCTGTAACTTTATACCACGGGTCTACTGGACCTATGGCGCTTGATTCAACTAAAGCACTTGCTACATCTGCATCACCTGGCGTTGCTCGCCGTTATGCAGAGGGTGGAACTATCCACTCAACCGAACAGTACATCCCAACACCAACAGGTCGCCCTGGTCGTTTAGGCAAAGGTGCTACAACTGAAAAGCGTGCAGATGTTCTGAACGAGGCTACAATTAAATTGCAGTCAGATATGATTGATGCAGTTAATGCTGGTCGCAAAGTTGAGATTAAAGATTCAACTGGTCGTTGGCGTGAAGTCAAGAAGATTGATTACAAGACTCTTGTACTTGCACTTGAGACTGATGAAGTTGAAACAGTTTTATTTAAAGATTGGTCTAACCGCCCAGTGTTCCGCGTGAACGCTAGTGCGGGTAAAGTTGAGCCTTATCGTGTATATGGCAAGCCTTTGTATATGACTAAGTGGAGCGAGATTCCTCTTGAACTTCGTGATTCTGCATTTCCAGGTGGACAAGCAGAGTGGCGCAACTGGATTAAGGGCAAGGGTTGGAGCAATCCAAATGACCCTGTGCTTGCTCACATGCGTGAAAATGGTTATGGTCGTGCTGTAGTTCTTGATGACCGTAAGGCTGGCGGAGTATCACACATCGCATTACCTGAGGCTGTTGGAGCAGATGGTCGTACTGCAGAAGTTGACCGTTCTCTTAAAGCAATGATGGCGCAACCCCGACCATTTATTACAGAAGAACCTAAGTTTACAAGTCGTAGCGACCGCCGTATGGCAAAGCGTGCTGACATAAAGCGTGAGCGTTCAGGAAGAAATGACTTGGCTGTATCTCCTTATTACACTAAGGACAATGTACAGGCAATGATTAACAATGGCGTTGAAGATGCTGCTGAAAATCTTGCTCGTATGTATTCAACAGCACATGCTCATCTTGATGACATGGCTACTCGTATTGGCTCTCGTGTTGATATTGCTGAATCAAATGCTGTTAAGCAGCGCTTGGGTTATGGAACAATTACACTTGATGCTAAAGGCAACAAGGTTCGCAAGTCTAATAATGAAATTGAAGCCAATGGTATTAAATATGAATTGCCCAAAGCATTTGAAAATGCTTCATGGTTCCTTGGTCGTACATCTGCTGAGCAAACATGGAACGCCATGGTTGCTTCACAGGAGATGGCATTTACTACTGGCATTGGTTCACGCACAGTTCGTCTAGTGCAACCTAATGACCCACAGTATTTCCAAGGCTGGGCTAACATCCTTAACATGCATTTCCGTAACCCTGAGTCTGGACTAATGGACCCAGTAGTTGAGCAGATTCTTGCTAACAAAAGTAACGAGAAGATTCTTTCATGGTTTAAGACACATGAAGGCAGCCTTTACGCTAACAACACTTACACTCGTGTAGGCGAAGGTTACGGCTTTACAAAGATTAAGGGTGGAGAACTTGACGAGCATTTGCTTGACAAGATTCAGACAACCCGTGGCGCTGTCCGTGCATACATACCAGATGCTGAGACTGCTGACATGCTTATGACAATGAAAGACAATGGCAAGCCACTCACAGGTGGAGATGTCCAGAAGTTTCTTGTTGACCGTTTTGGTAAGCAACCAGAAAATCTGACACCTCTTAATGGTTTACTTGTTACTACCTCAAAAGAGTACAAGGACCAAGAGCGCCTCATTGACACTATTAACCGCCGTGTTATGCGTTTTCTTGGCTCAATGCCAGAAGATATTTTTGCTCGCCATCCGTTGGTTAATGCAGTTTATGAAAAGCGCTTGCGCGATAACATTGCTGCTATGTCAGAATTTGCTGGCAAAGATGGTCTAACTATTGACGAGACTAACCGTGCAGTCAAGGCTGCTCGTGAGGCTGCTCGCCAAGAAGTAGAACAAACACTCTTTACAATCGTTCGCCGTACAGGTGCTTCATCTTCACAAACAATGAAGTTGCTGTTCCCGTTCTACGCAGCGTTTGAAAATACAGCAAAGCGTTGGTCAGGCATGATTGCCGAGGACCCAAGTATCATTGCTGCAGCGGGTCGTACAGTGGCTCAGGTTGTACATGGTCAAATGGTTGTAGACCAAAATGGTAATCAGATTACTGATGCTACAAAGATTGACCGCACAAGCAACCTTATTGTTAAGGTGCCACAAGGTTTCATTGATTCACTACCTAAGTCATGGCGTGGAATTGTTGAAGATTCATTTAAGACAATTAACATCCCATTGTCAAGCCTTGATGTAGTTACTCAAGGAAATGTTGGCAACCCAGGCTTTGGTCCATTTGCTGTACTTCCAGCCTATTTAGTTCTTAAGCAACAGCCTTCTCTGGAAGATGCTCTTAAGAGTTTCTTCCCAGCAGGCATGCCATCTAACGCAATGGATTTGTTTACACCGTCTGCTTTGCGCCGACTTGGTACAGTTTGGCGTAAGGATGAACTATATGTTCGTACCTTTAACCAGATGCTTAACTATGAGACATACCGCTACAACCAAGGCGAACGCACAGATGCGCCTACGGTTGATGAAGTCACATCAAGAACAAACAAGTTTTATTTCCTTCGTGCATTGACTAGCATCTCTGCACCATTTGCTATCACACCAACGCTAGATTTCTACCAACAGTCTTTCCGCCAGATGCAAGTTAAGTACGCTGACTACAAAGAACCAGACCCAAAGACTGGTGAGATGAAGCGTGTATTTGGCAAGGCAGAGGCTGAGTTCCTTCGCATGTATCCTGATTTCTTTGAGGCAACAGTTAGCCTTTCAAAGAACGAAGGCGGATTAGAAGCAAGCGTTGGTACTGTCCAGAACCTTAAGAAGTTTAATAACCTTATGGCTCAGGCTACATCTAGCAGTGTTCCAGAACTTATGGGATTCCTTGCCGATGATGGCGATGGCAAGTACACATTTAGTCAGGCTGCATACAAGTGGCAATACAGCCACGGTTCAGCCCCAGGTGCAGGTTCTAACTATCGTCAAAGCCGTACCCCTGGAGAACTACAAATTGAAGCCAATGTTAAAAAAGGTTGGACTCAGTTCCAAAGCCTTATGAATCAAATCAATGCTTACAAGATTCAGAACGGTATTGAAACCGATAGCGACCCACGCATGAACCAAGTTCAAGCAGCAAAGTCAGTATGGCTACAGCAGATGGCTAAGGATAACCTTGACTGGTATTCAGAGTATGCATCTCCTGACCGTGCCAAGTATGCCCGCCGTACCGAAGTTCTTGAATCAGCACTTGCTGACAAAAAATGGATGGCACAAAACGGTAACCGCACAGTTGTAAAGAACATGGCGCTTTATCTTGATGCTCGCAAACAAATGCAGGCTATACTTGATGAACGCAAAGCAGCAGGTGGTTCACGCAGCATGACCGCTAATTCAAACTCAGACCTTGTTTGGGTGTTAGACAAATACAAAACACAGTTAATTGTCGGTTCCCCAGAGACTGAGAGTTTTCTCAATCGTTACTTTGCAAATGATACGGTGGTAATTTAATGACAACTAAGCCAACAACTACAACAAGTAGTTCAACCAAGAGCAAAGCCAGCAACTCAACCGTTGACCTTAAGGCTTTATTGGCAATGGCACCATCTGTTACTGGTGGAACCGCTGCTGTATACACAAAGCAAGAGGGCGACTCAACTGTTCAAAATGTATTTCAACAGTTATTAGGTCGCAACGCTGCAGGTAATGATTATGCTAAAGCATTGGCTATTGCCATGGGTCAGTCACAAGATACCAGCACAACTGGTCGCTCACAGGCTGTAGCAAATTTTGTACAGAATCTTCCAGAGTATCAGGCTCGTGAAGATAATAAATACCTAGATGCCATGTATAACGCAGTGGCTGCCGATGTAAGAAAGGTCCGTCAATAATGGCAGATATTATTAACCCACGGGCTGGTGGCGCACAAGGCAATAGTTTCTATGGTTTAACTGGTGATGCTGCTACTGCTGCTCAATTACAAATGCAGATTTATACACTTAAACAAACACTTAGTGGCAACAAACCAGGAAGCAAAAAGTATAAAGAAGTTTTAGCACAACTAGATGCTGCACAAAAACAAGTAGATGAAATAACAAACAAACAAAAGACTGCAAAAGATACAGAAACAAATAAGAAAAAAGCAGCAGACCGCGTAAAACTTGTTGATGCATTACAGCGTGCCAAAGATTATGGAACTCCTGATACTGTTAAAAAAGCACAAGATGCTCTTAATTCTTTTGATGGTAAGAACCCAGAAGTTGTTAAAGAAGTTCGTTACGGACCAAACGGTGAAAGCCTGGTTCCTGGTTCTACTGAGTATACCTCTGGCTCAACAATCAAACCAAAAGTAGTTACTACACCAGTTGTAACTACAAAATCTGTTACTTCATCTGCCGTTACTTCTTCTACTGGAACTGGCACTGCAAAATTTCCAGCCATGGGCGCAGGTTCTGACCCTAAAGGTATTTGGATTTCTGCTCTTAAGCAGACATTTGCTACGGGCATTGATGACCCTAAGCAAAAGAAACAAATTGATGATTTGATTACTAAGGCTAAAACTGAAAAGTGGAACGAAGCCACTTTTATGGAAGCCATGAAGAACACTGCTTGGTGGCAACAGACTTTCCCTACCCTTCGTCAATTCTTTATTGACTCACATGACCCACGCCAGGCTGCAACATTTGCACAAACAATGCTTAACAAGATTGACACTATCCAAGCAAAGATGGATTTACTTGGTATTAAAGTCAATGACATTGACCCAGTAACTGGCAAAGTAGTTAACAATACAGAAATTATTAAAGGCATTGCTGCTCAGGCTATGCAAAATGGTTGGGATGATAATCAACTTTCACAGCACCTTGCTACTAAGTCGGAAATTATCTTTACTGGTGGTGGAACCCTTGGTTCTTATGTTGACCAGATTAAACGACAGGCTCTTAACTATGGTTTGGCGTTAGACAAAAATGAATTAGATACTATTAACCATGACTTGCTTAATCCTACAGATGGCAAAGATGCGCAATGGTATCTCAACAATATCAAGCAGCGTTCTATTGATGCTAACCCTGCCTTTGCTGCATCACTTAAAGAAGGTCGCACTCTTTACGATGTGACTGGTGCATACCGCAAGCAGATGGCTGACCTACTTGAGATTGACCCAACTAACATTACATGGAACGACCTCATGTCTAAGGTTATGAACAAAGACAAAGGTGTTGCATATACTTTTGCAGACTTTACAAAACAAGTTAAGTCAGACCCATTATGGCAACGCACAAAGAACGCAAAAGAAACCTACTCAAATACGGCGCTTGATTTGATGAAGCAGTTTGGATTTATAGGATAATGCCAGTTGTAAAAGCAGGTGACACGCTCAGCGCTATTGCTGCAGCCAACAATACGACAGTAGCAAAGATTGTTGCTGCCAACCCACAAATTACCAACCCTAATCTTATTAAACCTGGGCAGGTAATTACACTTCCTGCTGCTAAAGCAACTACTCCAACCGTAAACACAACAACGGCTGCTGGTGTTGCTGCAGCATCAGGTGTAGTGCCAAACTTTACTCCGACTATTACATATCCAACAACACCATCAACTTCATTTGTTGGTCCTATCCCAGTAGGCACAACACGAACATCTACTGGATATACAACAACTGTTGCATCTGCTGACCCAAATGCAACAACAACATGGAAAAAGGCTGGCACCGTACAGACTAAAAATGGTCCAGTAGATGTTGATGCCAATGGTAAGGCGGCAGATGGTTCTATACCTGTAGCAGATTCCAGTAGCACACCAACTGGTTCACCAGGTAGAGCATGGATTTGGAACGGTACTAATTGGGTACAGCCACCAAAGCCAGATAGCAATAATTACACTTGGGATAATAATGCTGGTTGGGTTCTTGCACAGGCTGGACTTAGCCAAGCAGAAGTAGATGCACAAATTAAGGCTGCTGTTGCTGGAGCGCTTACTCAATTTCAAGCAGACCAAAAGGCTGCTAACCAGGCTAATGTTTCTACAGCCCTTGATGATTTCCGTGCAAGCCTTAAATTAGCAGGACTTGATGCATTGGTAGATACCATTGATGGTTACATTAAACAAGACATGACTGCTGCACAAATTAAAATTAACTTAGTTAGTTCAGATGCTTACATTGCTCGTTTTCCCGCTATGAAAACACTTGCCTCTAAAGGTCGCGCAGTTAATGAGGCTACATACATTTCAATGGAGCGTGGATACGAGCAGGTGTTGCGTGCCTATGGCGTAGATACTGCAACCTTTGGTTCTCGTACTGAATTAGGCAAGTACATTGGTGCAGAAGTATCACCCGTTGAATTTGAACAGCGTGTACAGATTGCCAAAGATAGAGTTGACAAGAATACAGATGTCACAGCAGCCCTTCAAGATTACTACGGTGTCACAAAGGGTGGTGCTATCGCCTTCCTTCTTAACCCTGAATTGGGTATGGACATTGTAAAGAAAGAAGCCCGTGCTGCTGAGATTGGCGCTGCTGCTACCGCTGCAGGCTTTGGAGAATTTGCTGGCAAGGCTAATGTTGGTGTGGCTGAATCATTTGTTAATGCTTCTGGCACACAAGACCTTATGTCACTTAAGGCAGAATTTGGTAAGGCTCGTAACTTGGCTAATACACAAGGCAACCTTGCTGCTATTGAAGGCGACAAGACTTACAAAGACCTCAATGCTGTTACAGCAATAATCGGTCAAGACACACAAGAATTACTACAATCACAACGCAGAGCAGCGCGAGAAGCAGCACGCTTCGGTGGCAGTTCTGGGTTATCGGCACAATCACTTCGTGCCAATCAAGTAGGAATATAAGAATCCTCACTCAGACCCACCAGCCCTGAGGAGTGTAAAAGACTGGTAGCAATAGCCAACTTGGTTTCCCCGAACCTCGTTTGTGGATTGCGAATACAACTAACAAAGGGAGATAGGTAGATGGCTACCAATTATGACGAAGATGACGATATTGATTTTGAGGATGGACCTCAAGATGTCGTTAAGCAACTACGCAAGGTAAACCGCACGCTTGAAAAGCGCCTCAAGGAACTTGAACAAGAAGCGCATAGCCTTAAGTCGCAAACTCGTCAGCGCACCGTAAAGGATGTACTGACTTCTAAGGGTGTCAACCCAAAAATCGCAGCGTTTATACCTCAGGACTTAGATGCCACCGAGGAAGCCGTAAACAACTGGCTTAACGAATATGGCGATGTATTTGGTATTAAGACAGATGGTGAACAGGACAATGCTCCTGCCTCTGTCAACCCAGCACTCGCAGCACAGAAGCGAATCAATGATGTTGTATCTAGTTCTCAGGCACCAGCCTTTGACGAAGATGTTGCATCAAAAATCGCCAACGCAAAGAGCGCACAAGAACTCAGCGCCATCATGGGTGTTCAGCACTATAACTAACACACAACTACCAATCACCAGGAGGTGAACACATGGCATATACAGATTCCTCAGCCCTCGCAGGTCTGATTAAAACTGCTTATGACCGCTATGTTGAGTTCGCGCTTCGTGCTCAGCCACTGATTCGTTCAGTAGCAGACAAGCGCCCTGCTCAGCAAGCAATGCCAGGTTCAAGCGTTGTATTCTCACTTTACAACGACTTGGCACCAGCAACTGCTGCACTATCGTCAGAAACAACTGACCCAGATGCAGTAGCACTATCAGATGTAACAACTGTTTCAGTAACACTTGCTGAATACGGCAACGCTTCACTCGTTACTCGTAAACTACAGTTGTTCTCACTCTCAGATGTTGACCCTGCAGTTGCAGACATCATCGCTTACAACATGGCTGACTCTATTGACAAGATTGCAATGGATGTTCTACGCCAGGGTACAAATGTTGTTTACTCAGCATCATCTACAGCACGCACATCAACAGTTACAGTTACTGCTACTGATACAATCAAGGCAGCAGACATCCGTAAGACAGTTGCTAAGTTGCGTTCTAACAAGGCTGTTCCACGCGAAGGCTCACTCTACTGGTGTGGTATCCACCCAGAAGTTTCACACGACCTCCGCGCTGAGACAGGCGTTGGCGGATGGAACGACATGCACAAGTACGCAGAGACAGGCACAGGACAATTCTGGGCTGGCTCAATCGGAACATTTGAAGGAGCCTTCTTCGTTGAAACTCCTCGTATGTACCGTGGCGTAGACGGTGCAGACCAGTCAACACTCGCTACAACAGCAGTAACAGTTGCTGGAGCATCAGCAGCATACACACTTGGTGTTGCTTCAACATCAGTTATCGCTACATCAGCAGAAGTTGGTGACAAGATTTCTGGTACAGGCATTGCATCAGGTGCAAAGATTACTGCAATTTCAACAGCCTCAACAACAACAACAATCACTGTAGACACAGCACATACTGCTGCAGTCACAGCAACTACTGTTGTAACAGTTACTCCAATCACAGCCGTCTACCGCACAATCGTTGCTGGTAAGCAGGCTTTGGCTGAGGCTGTTGCACAGGAGCCAAATGTTGTTATTGGACCAGTCGTTGACCGTTTGATGCGTTTCCGCCCAATCGGGTGGTACGGCGTACTTGGCTTCTCTCGCTATCGTGAGGCTGCTATGTACCGTATTGAATCTTCATCTTCAATCCAGAACTAGTCAATATGTAGTTGAGGGGGCGGGTTCGCCCGCCCTCTCTCTATAACAATAAGGAGGAACCATGGCGCAGTATCAATTCGTTACACCATCGGTTAAAGAAACACCGATAGCGTGGGATAGATTGTTTATTCGCTATGGATTAGACCGTGGCATATCTGTACTAATGGTTGATGGAGTTTATTCTTCATACCGTTTCCCCGCCCAGACAGACATTGCAGCATCTACCGAGCATTACCTTGGTGGACATACATACATCATTGACGAAGCAACCAAGAATCGTTTAACAGATGCATCAATCGGGGGAACTTATGGAGACTACATCACAGCAATATGATTGCTCCGTTAAAGGGCATAAAGGCAAAGTAGTTAAAGACGGCTACGATTTAGTAGACGGACAAATGATATTTAAGGTTGAGTTGTTTGGCTGCACTGAGTGCGATGCCACCTCACCAGAACCATGGTCAGACTGGGGCGTAGTAGATTCCAATCCAGACCACATTGATTCAGAAGATTGCCCATGCTTTGGGTGCAAGGCTCGCTCACTCCAGTTAAACCCAGGAGATGCAGCAAGTAACAAGAACGGTATGTCACAGAAGAAGTGGAACGCAGAGTTAAACCTCTACAAAACTGCTCGTGACCAAGGCATACAACCAGATGGAACATCTACCAAACTAGTACAAAAAGCAATAGATGCCTCAAACAAAGTAGGCAAAGCCTACGATGCAAACACTGGTGGGTTTAAACCATGACTGCCATTGTAGGTATTCAGGGAAAAGGCTGGGCAGTAATAGCAGCAGATTCCATGACTACCTATGACGACAAACCATACTATGCCAAAGGTATGGACAAAGTAGTACGCAAGGGTGACTATGTGTTTGCCTTTGCAGGTGATGCCATCTCTGGCAACATAGCAGAATTTCTATGGGCACCACCCAAGATTATTAAGACAATGCCACTTGATGCATTTATGCAGACAAAAGTGCTTCCTTCTTTGCGAGATGCTATGAAAGAACATGGCTACGAACCTGATGCAATCAAAGACCCGAACGCTGGATTTGATGCACTCATCTGTATCAATGGGGTTATCTTTGAAATTGATGAGCAGTACCTATGGTCACGAGATGACCGTGGACTTTACGCAGTAGGTAGCGGTGGTTCATTAGCACTTGGCGCACTAGCCACTGGGTTCAGTAAGAACTCAATGAAGGCAGCAGAGTTTGCTGCACGCAGGGCAATTAAGATTTCCGCCGATTACTGTATTGGTGTTGGTGGGGATGTCAAAGTAATCACACAAAAGGGGAACACAATGGCTACAAAGAAAGCAGCATACGCAATGTTTGAAAAGACAGAGCCAAAGAAGCAGAAAAAAATTGAACTTAAAAAGGGCGAATCAAAGGCTCAGGTTAAGAAGGAAGTTGCCAAAGGTATGGCAATGATGAAGAAGAAGGGCAAGTAATCATGTGCACAACATGTGGATGCGGAACAAAGACAGTCAACTCAGATGACAATTATGGAACAGTTAACCCTTACGGTATCCCTGCTCCCGAAGTTAATAAGCCAACTACTCTTGGCAATAAGTAAAGGAAAGTAAATGACAGACCCAAGGCTAAAGCGAGCAGGAGTGGCTGGTTTTAATAAACCAAAGCGCACACCAAGCCACCCAACAAAGTCACATGTAGTTGTGGCTAAGTCTGGTGATGAGGTTAAAACTATTCGCTTTGGTCAACAGGGTGTCACTGGAGATAAGACTCCAACAGCAAGACAAAAATCGTTCAAGGCTCGTCATGCTACAAACATTGCCAAAGGCAAAATGAGTGCAGCATATTGGGCAGACAAGGTGAAATGGTAATGGCTACAGGTTATGAAGGCTCAACGCTAGTTGCTGAATTAAATCGGCTTGCCAACTCTGGCACCTACCCAGCACGCACAGAATTTCTTGAGGAAGCAGCAGCAGCCTGCGCGTGGGCTGGTCTTTCACGCACCTATGAAACTGTACATGCTTTAAACATTAAGGCAGGTCGTACAGACCCAAAGACATTTACAGGTCTTAATGCAGTATGCAATGAACTTGCTTCAACTACCAACAAGTCAGCGGTATCAGCGCTACGGAGCATTAACCTATGAGTACACTTGAACAACTTACTGACCGTGTGGATACGCTCCTTCACGGCTACAGCCTTAATATGGAATCAACCACATGGCTTACTTCTGCTATAACATCAGGTGCAACAACTATATCTGTCAATGATGCTAATGTTGTAAGTCGTGGATTTGTACAAGTTGGCGATGAGATTATGTATGTTAACTCAACTAACAACATTGACAATGTATTGACCCTTGCGCCATGGGGTCGTGGACAACGCGGAACACCAGCGGTAGCACACGATAACCTAGACCGAGTAATGGTATCTCCATTGTTCCCACGCTATGAGATTAAGCGTGCCATCAATGACACACTCAACGCTATGTACCCACAGATATTTGCTATTGGTCAATATCAGTTTAACTATATTGCAGCACGCACAACCTATGACATCCCTGATGCCGTGCAAAATGTTTTATCAGTAACACACTCAGTAATTGGACCATCTAAAGAGTGGCTTCCAGTTCGTGCGTGGCAACTAGACCGCGTTGCTAACCCAACAGCCTTTGGCGATGGTACAAACTTTGGTCACTCACTTGGTATCTATTCCCCCGTAGTACCAGGGCGAGCAGTCAATGTGGCTTATTCAAAGCGCCCAACGCTGTTTGATTTAACAACAGCAACAAGTCAAGAATACTCAACAGTAACTGGCATGCCTGACTATTCAGAAGATGTAGTTCTTTATGGCGCAGCCTTTCGTATGATTTCTTTCCTAGACCCATCACGCCTTGGCGCTCTATCTGCAGAAGCAGATGTGCTTGACAATCAGCGTGGAGCACGAAGTGGTGAGAACGCATCACGCTTCTTGTTCAATATCTATTCAACTCGTCTTAACGAAGTGGCGGAGAACCAACGCCGTCAGTTCCCTATTCGTTCACACTATCAGAGATAAGGCACCCACATGGCAGCAGGCGACCCAGGTACCAGAAAGCGGAACTACTCCGCAACAGCGATTCAAACAACGCTGGTCAGTTCTATTACATCGGCAGCAACAGATGACACTACTACATCCGTTGCCATTGTATCTGCCAGCGGTTTTCCAGGTACAGTACCGTTTACTTTAATCCTTGAACCAGATACATCAAGAGAAGAAGTAGTCACAGTAACTGCTATTGCATCTACTACACTTACTATTAAACGAGGACAAGATAATACCGTAGCGGTATCACATGCTGCTGGTTCTTCTGTAAGACACGGCGTATCTGCTCGTGAGTTTAAAGAATTGCAGACACACATTGCAGCCCGTGGCTTTGATGCTGACTCAGGCATCCTTGCAAATGTGGACTCGCATGTTCACGGACTTGTATCTGGCGATGGTTCAATAGTTGGTTCTACCCAGGCTGTAACTCTTACACGCAAGACTCTTGGTACTGGCACAACTATTGCCTCTACTGTTGATATGTCCAGCGGTACCATCTCTGGCGGTACCATCACAGGCTCTACTGTAACTGGTCTTTCATCACCAAGTACAAGTGGTCAGGCTGCAACCAAAGGTTATGTAGATGGTTTGATTACAACTAATTCTAGTTATGCAACTGCTGCAGCAACTAGCGCTACAAGTGCAGCCACTAGCGCTACTTCTGCTGCTAATAGCGCAAGCGCTGCTGCTGCTTCTGTAGCAAGTATTGCAAGTTATGCATCATCTGCTGCAACAAGTGCCACATCTGCTGCTAACTCAGCCACGGCTGCTGCAACATCGGCTACCTCTGCTGCTACATCAGCAACCAGCGCTGCTAACAGTGCTACTGCAGCATCAACAAGTGCTTCAAGTGCTGCTGCTTCTTATGTACAAATTACAGATACAACTGGTGCTGGTCTTGTTCGTGATATGGGTTCTATTGGTGATACAGATACTACTTCAACTACATATATCAACATTGCTACAGTAGCAGCAAGCGCTAATACATCTGCCTCATCTGCAGCAACCAGCGCATCATCGGCTGCAACTTCTGCTAGTAGTGCTGCAACTTCTGCAACATCAGCAGCAACTAGCGCAACCAGCGCTGCAGCAAGCGCAAGTGCAGCATCAAGTGCTGGAACATCTGCAACCAGTGCAGCAACAAGCGCTACAAGCGCTGCAACAAGTGCTACCAGTGCAGCAACATCTGCTTCATCTGCATCTACTAGCGCAAGTAGTGCATTAACAAGTCAGAGTGCAGCAGCAACAAGCGCATCATCTGCTTCTACTAGCGCATCATCTGCTTTAACATCTCAAACCGCTGCTGCCACTAGTGCAACATCGGCAGCAACATCAGCAACATCCGCTGCTACTTCGGCTACATCCGCAGCAGCATCGGCAACGGCTGCAGCAACTTCTGCTACATCCGCTGCTGCCAGCGCAACCGCTGCAGCAGGATATATCCCAGCCATTACTGCAGGAGTAAATGGCTACTTCCTAACTAACAATGGTACAACCGCTTCCTGGGCAAGCCTATCCGATTGGGGAACAGTATAATGGCATTTGCATTTCAACGCAGACGAGGTACAACTTCTGCTCACACTTCCTTTACAGGGCTTGCTGGTGAACTGACAGTTGATACCACAAAAAACACAGTAGTAGTACACGATGGTTCAACAGCAGGTGGAGTTCCTCTATCTAAACAGCGTGCAACCACTGGTACAACATCTGGTACAACTTACACATTAGCCTTGGCTGATGCTAACAACATTGTTACAACAACCAATGCAACAGGTGTAACAGTTACAGTTCCAGCCAGCGTATTTGCTGCAGGAGATAACATTACAATCCTTCAAGATGCAGCAGGTCAAGTTACCTTTGCTGCTGGCTCAGGTGTCACAATCGTTTCAACTGGTGCAGCAACTGCAGCACCTAAGATTCGTGCAGCCTACGCAGGTGCTACCGTTTACTATAAAACAGGAGGCGCTTCACCTACGGTTACAATCGTGGGAGATATTGCCTAATGAGTCCTATATTAAAAGGTGTAGTTGCTTCTTCAAAGCCAAGTGCATTTACCACTGGAACCTATGATGCTATTGCAACTCAAATTCTGGCTGGTGGAGAAACTTCTATTGCGTTCACTAGTATTCCCCAAGACTATACGCATTTACAAATACGCGGTATGGTAAGAAGTAATACTGGTGATGCTGATTTGTATATGCAATTAGGTAACGGAAGTATTGACACTGGTGCTAATTATTCTTGGCACTTAATGTATGGTGAAGGCGCTGCTTCACTAAACAGCGCTTATGCTTCATCAACTAGTTCAATTTTTGCTGCTCAATTACCTTATAGCGGAACAACTGCAAGCACATTTGGTTCTTTTATTATTAATCTTTTAGATTACAAAAACGCAAACAAAAATAAAACTGCGTTAATTAACGAAGGTAAAAGCATGTATAGCGCAAGTTATACACCAACCTATGCGCAGATAACTGGTAACTGGTATAGCGGTAGTGCAATTACAAACATTAAGTTCTTTAATAACAATTCAACTGCACTTGCTGCATATAGTGAAATTTCTTTATACGGAATTAAGGGTGCGTAATAATGCCAAAATATAATACTTATGAAAAAATTGCTAGTTATACTTTTCCTAACAGTAGTTCTGCTTCGTATACATTTACAAGCGTTCCTTCTACTTTTACGCATTTAATTATGACTGCCACTCTTAAAGGAACAAGTACTAATTACGCATCTATCTATATGCGAGTAGGAAATGGAGGAAGCGCAGACTCTGGTTCAAACTATTCTCAATTGACTATGTATGGAACTGGCAGTGGAGCAAACTCTGAAAGAATAAACTCTGGTACATCATTATCATTAAACAGAGCATCTGGTTATTCAAGTGATGAGTGGGGTGCTTACGAAATAAATCTATTAGGATATACAAACGCTAATCAAAAGACGGCTTTTGTTGCGCAGAATACTTTAACAACAGGTGCTGGAAAAGGAACTGAAAGATATGCTGGCATGTGGAACAACACCGCTACTGTAGATACAATTACAATTGGTGGTAATGGCTCAAGCAATAACATTGCATCAGGTTCAATTGTAACCCTTTATGGGATTAAGGCAGCATCATAATGGCAACTAATATGACATTTCTTGGAAGCGTAAATGTTGGTTCAGGTGGGCAATCTGCTATGACATTTTCTTCTATTTCTCAAAGTTATACCCACTTAGTTATTTTGTGGTCTGGGCGCGTAAATAGAAGCACCTTGCAATCAGACGGAACTTTTATTAGATTTAATGGCGATAATACTTCGGGAAATTATACATTTATTCGTATGATTAATGCTGGTGGTAGTGGAAATAATACAAGTTCTGATAACGGTGCTTCTTATGGTGGTGCAGGTATTTCTGGTGCTGATTTAGCAACTGCTGGTTCTCACGGAAGTAATTATATTACAATTCCAAATTACACTAGCAGTGTTGAAAAAGTATTTTCTACTAATGGCGGTAATGACAACAATGCATCAACTACATATATGCAAATTGCAGGTGGAAAATGGTCTGGAACTTCTGCAATTACTCAAATATCTATAATTCCAGAAGTAGCAACAACTTGGTATCAGTATTCTACTGCATACTTATACGGCTTAACATCATAAGGAGAAACAAATGACACGACCAACAACAATAGAACACAACTGTGAAACAGGAGAAACTGTTACACGCGAACTCACTGATGCAGAAATTGCTGATTTAAAAACAATGCGTGAAGAAATGGCTGCACTAAATGCTGAACGCGAAGCAGCAGCAACAGCACTTGCTGCGCTTAAAGCATCTGCTAAGGCTAAGTTAGTAGCAGGCACACCGCTTACAGAAGCAGAAGCAGCAACAATTGTTCTTTAATTTGTCTTAATACATAAGGAGTCATAGTGGTATCACGCAGTCCAGATATTACCGAACGCACGATAATTGATTTATCAGGTCGCCTATCTACATACTATGACCTCAACGCTAATGCTTTTGATGTGGCTCTTGGTGGCTTGCCATTTATCATGGCTATCACTGACAACACACCATACAAGCGACAGACTGCAGAGTTTCGTGCTCAGCGTGTGGACCAGATGCGTGACCCTGGTGAGCACACACTGGCTGGTTCAGGTTATTGGACTCGCTCACAGTCATCATGGCACTACGGTGAAGGCATCCAATTTACTGAGCCAATGGAAGGTAACGATAACGAGGTTCGCTTTCGTTACAGAGATTCCTATGGCATAGACCCATGGACTCCAGGACAGATTAACCTTCTTAAAAAGTCTACACTTGTTCAGGCTTTTACTGGTGACTGCAAGATTGATACAGGCGCTGATACTTCTGGTGTTGCTTTTCTTATTGCCACTGACTTGGCTCCACGCACTACACAAACTACAGCCTTGTATAAGATTACAAGTTCTGGTACATCTACAGCCTTAGTTAATTACTCATCTATCAGCAATGAAACAATCCTCGGTACAACCTCTGATGGTACATACATGTATGTGGCTACCACTGCTGGTATGTACGATGTTAAGTTATCTGACGGTACAACACATAAGCAATATACTTACAATGGATTAACATTAGAACATGTAGCCCTTAAGTATGTTAAGAGCCGTGTAATTGCAGGACTTAAGTTTACCAATGGAACATACGCAGCCTACCAATTAACTTTTCCAGATAAAGGTTCTGGTGCTGCATCAGATATTAAACCATCTATGGCATCAACCCACGGAACACTTATCAATGGTTCAACAAATATGCCAGTGTTGTGGACATGGACTGCAGTGGCAGAAGGTTCTAATGCCATTTATCTAGGTGGGTATGCTGGCGACCACTCTAGTATTTTTAAACTAGCAGTTGATGCAACTGGCGCATTAGGTACTATTATTACTGCAGCCGTTATGCCACGAGGTGAAGTTATTAGGTCGCTCTATACCTACCTTGGTACATACCTTATGGTTGGCACAAGCAAAGGTGCACGCATTGCAACCCTAGACCAGAACGGTGACATGAATTATGGACCGTTGGTATTTCACAATGAGAACGGTGTTTATGACTTTGAAGGTCGTGACTCTTATATTTGGGCTGGTCATACTCAAGGCGTAAACAGCAACTCAGGCACCATGCGTATGAACCTTGGTCAGCCATTGACCCTTATCGGGTACGCTCAACCTATCTCTACTGGTGTCTATGCTCGTGCAACAGATGCATTTGCAGATAGCGTTACTGGTGCAGTTAAGGGTGTTCGCATCCTTGGTACTTTAAATCAAGTTGCATTTGCAATCTCAGGTTCTGGTGTCTGGTTACAGCACCCAACAGATTTAGTTCCAACAGGACAACTCCGAGGTGGTCGTATCCGTTACGATACTATGGAGAACAAAGCATGGAAGCGTATCCGTATTCGTACCACTGATGACACAGCCAATGGTGACATTGAAGTGTACAAGATTGGTCCAACTGCTGACACTATTATTACCACATTGTATGAAGGTACTGGCACCACTGCAGATATTAACTTGACCAATGAATATGCAGATGCATCGCCAGATGCTTCATTTAAAATTGTTATGAACCGCAATTCAACTGATGCAACCACTGGTCCTGTAGTTGTTGGCGTTGCAGTTAAGGCTTTGCCTACACCTACTCGTGCACGCATCATCCAGATTCCGCTGTTCTGTTATGACAAAGAAACAGATAGAACTGGCAACATTATTGGCTATGAAGGCTATGCAAAGGAACGCTTGCTTGCGCTAGAAACTATTGAAGCAATGGGAGAGACTGTTATTCTCCAAGACTTTAACGCAGGCGGTGACCCATTTGAAGTAATCATTGACCAAGTAACCTTTACTCGCTCCACTCCATCCAACCGCAACTACACAGGCTTTGGCGGTATCATCCAAGTCATTGCCAGAACGGTAGTCTAATGACACCTACTGACTGGCTTGGTATATCCATAGCCCTTATGACTTTGACCGCTGGCTTTACTGGTGCAGTGCGTTGGTTAGTCAAACATTATCTTTCTGAATTAAGACCGAACAGTGGCTCAAGCCTCCGCGATTCCGTTGACAGATTAGAGGAACGCGTTGACCGCATCTATGAAATTTTATGTAAACAAACTAAATAACTAACCGAAAGGTACAAGTGAAACTTCCCCGTTTACTTGCAGTCTTATTCGTTATCTTCGGAACTTCTTTCTTTTCACCAGCACATGCAGAACAAACAGGTCAAATAACTGTTGTCTGCGCCAATGATGCTGGCGTATCTAAAGACTTTAGAGTTGGTTGGGATAATACAACTGGCTTCTTTGAAGGTAAAGGTAACATTGCTGCACTCTTTTGTCAGATAGCATCAGGTGGTTGGACTACTTTCGTAAGCACAACTGCGCCTGAAAGCACATGGTATTACAATGGCATTGCGCCTACTGTAAATCCCAGCCCAGAGCCAAGTGCTGCTCCCGCAACTTCTCCTTCGCCTGAGCCAACTCCTTCTCCAGTCGTTCAACCTTCCGAGACTCCCACAGCCACAAGTTCCCCGAGTCCTTCAACAGAACCAGTGACACCACCATCCCCGTCACCATCCCCAGAATCAACCCAATCATCCAGCCCGACCCCAAGTCCATTACCAAGTCCATCTGATACTCCTACTTCTATTGTTGAAACTTCAACTACTTTGGTTGATACAATGACAGTAGTGGTAGAGCCTGTAAATCCTCAACCTCAACCAGTTCCCGACCCAGTGCCTGTTCCAAGCCCACCGCCTGTGGTTGTGCCTGAGCCAGTGGAAATACAGACACCACCAGTTCCTGAGCCTCCTCAACCTGAGTCAACTCCTCCTCCTGCAGCAGACCCTCAACCAATTCCTGAACCGCAACCTGAGCCTGCACCAGAAGTGCAGCCAGAACCCGAACCTGCGCCTCCAGAGACTGCAGTTGAACCCGAGCCTGCCCCAGTAGAGCCTGAACCTCAGCCTCAACCAGAGCCTCAGCCTGACCCAGTTCCTGCTCCTCCAGAGGAAGTTCCTGGTCCTTCAATTCCTGAACCTGCTCCATCTGAACCTCCTGCTGTAGCACCTGAGCCACCTGTTGTGGCTACAGAAGATTCTACACCAGAAGAACGAGCAGTGGTGGCAGACGCACTGATTGAAGCAGCACATGGTGAGCCAGTCACGGCACAGGCTATCCAAGATGCAGGTTTAACCTATGAAGATTTACCACCCGATACACCAGTTGAAGTTCGTCAAGATGAGAACGGTAACGAAGTTGTTATCACAGCAGAAGTAGCAGCAGCGCTGGTTGTATTAGAAAACCCAGCAGCCCTTGTTGCTGCACTCTTTACTGACCCAGCACAAGCACTCCTTGCTATTGCAAGTATCGGTGCTGACATGTCAGTTGAAGAAAGAGCAGAGTCAGAAAAAATTATCATCGCATCAGTTATTGCTGGGCAGGCTGCAGTTAATGCAGCAGGCATGGCAGGAGCAGCAGCCTATAGGAGAAAACCATGAAGAAAATAATGAAAGATATGGTTGACCAACTATGGACTCTACTAGG